TTACTCCGCTGCCGCTTCCACCGACGCCGGGTGCTTCTTCCGGTTCCTGCCCTTCGGTGGCATGTCGCCGACGTTCTTTGGGAAGTACGCGACCGTCTCCTCCCTGAACGGTTCAGCCGTAGCAGTCGCAGTCACCGGGGTAGGCTCCTGAGCTTCCGCAGTGGCCGCACCGCCAGTCGAAGGGTCCGGGCTCTGCTCACCCTCCCGCTCGGCGAGCGACTTCTTCAGCTCCGTCATGAGGTCGATCGTGATGGGCTCCCCGGCGCCGTCCTCGGGCTCGGGCTCGTACGGTTCCGCGAATCCCACGGCTTCAGGAATCCGGTTGGCGTCGGTTCCCTCGATGAACCGATCGTCGGTCAGAGCCGGATCACCGAGCGCGATGGCCGGGACGAGATCGTCTTCAAGGTCTTCGAGTGCATCGAGCGAACGAAGCGTCGCTCCCGCATCCCACGGCGTGACCGTCGCGTCGGGGTGCTCGATCTTCCAGTTGTCGCGATTGAGCCGAGCCGCGCACGCTACCGCCTCCTCGCGCGTCTCGAAGTTCGTCGTGTGCTTCTGGTCGACCTTGCCGGACTTCATGATCGCCGCGTAGAAGAACGGCGTCTCAGTCCCCTCGTAGCGGTCGCCGTCGCCGAGCCACGGCCCCATGTCGAGCCAGAACGCAACCTCGTCGTTCGTCATCTCCGCTTCCTCGATCCGGTCGAACAGATCGGAGACGCAGACCGGGAGCGGTGCGTCGGCGTTCACCTCGAGCGCCCACACGAAGTCGGCCGCTTCCTTCGCCTGCGCCGGGCTCCACGCCAACACCACTGTCCGAACGAAATCGTCCGATGCGTTCCCTAACGTGGGGATCTCGAGGAGTTTGTCTGCGATGCAATTGCGCGTCTCGATGAACACACGAAGCGCCTCGTCCTGCTCGTTCGCGCCCGCCTCGTCGACGATCGACAGCTGGCCGTCCACCGTGGCCGCTCGCTCGCGCGCTTCCTCGTCGACGTGTGTCTGAGCGCCCGAGAACTTCGAGACGAGCGACTGGCCCCATCCCTCGGTGCCGTCGATCACCGACAGATGCAACCCGGCGTCGGCGTTGGGCACGCCCGCATCGTCGCTGTCCTTCTGGACCTTCTCGAGCTTCTTTCGGTGCGTGTCCAGCGCGTTGCGGAGCACCAGCCGTTCGAGCCGGTTCACCCGCACCGGGATGGTATCCGCGTCCTCTGTGTAAGGCACGTTAGGCCTCCTTGCGTTGTTGGAGAGCGCGCGCCCTGGCCGCACTGATCGGCGGATCGCGCGAGATGTCGCGACTCGGGTCACGAGTCACGGTGAGGTAGGCGTTCAGCGCCCTGACGAGCTGCCGCGACGGCTTCGGTTGCCCGAGTGCTGCCGTCACCAGCGCGTCGAGCGCGCGGGCCTTACGACTGCCTCTGAGAGTGGTCATGCTCCCTTCCGGTGTTTGATGGAGATGGGCAGCACGCTCGCGAGTCGAGACGCTCCTTCACGCGACTGCTCCAACGCCGCGTACTTCATCGTCGACGACAGGTCCATGTGCCGCAGGAGCGTCTGCACGCCGGTCGCCGAGGCGCCGCCCAGGAATCCGAGGTGGGCCGACAGGTGCCGGATGTCGTGCAGCCGTACATCGGGAAAGCCCGCTGCTCGGCAGGCTCGTTTCCACTGCTCGCGGAGGTGCTTGTACGCCAAGGGCGCAGGGATGCCCTCCTCCACGATCCGCCACAGGTCAGGGTGGACCGCGACCTGTCTAAAGCGGGACTGCCCTGCCTTCGTGCGCCTTCGGGCCGGGATCGGCACGTTGATCACGTGGAGATCCTCGCGCCGATGCTCGGCTTCGCAACGCAGATACTCACCCGTCCGCAACGCCGTGATGAGCATCGTCCAGTAGGCCGCGCGCAGGTTGTAGCGAACCCGATCGATGATCGCCTCGAATCGCTCCAACGACAGCTCACTGAGGCGCGGCGCGACCGACACGCTCGGGATCGACGCCATGATCGCGAGCCGCGTCGGGTGATGCAGTGCTTTCAACGTGACCGTCAGGAAGCGCGACACCATGCGCCTAACGTGCATGTAGTCGGCGTCCGAGTCGGGCCACACGTCGAGCAGCTCCTGCCAGTCGACGCGCGCGAGATCACTGACGCGGGCCTTCTTGCCGAGATACTCGAGACGGAGATCGGCGCCGACCTTCTCCAGCTTGTTCGCCGACGCGTGGTATCGGTGCCGCTGCGTGCCGCGCTTCGCGTCCTCGAACGCCCGCGCCAGCGCGACCCACAGGTTCCCACGCATCCGCACGTCGGCCAGCAATCCGTCCTGCTGGAGTCGGTTCTCGCGATCAGCCGCGACGACTTCGGGCATGAGCAACTGGCCCTCGCCCTTCGTGAGAATCGCGCGCAGCGTCTCGTGCTGCCCCATCCGGTAGAGCTTTCGGAGCAACGCCTCACGGTCGCGCGCGTCCTGCGGCTTATCGGCCCACGAGTCGAGACGCACGCGCCCGAATGGCTCGGGCAACGTGGTGTCGATCCACCAGCGACTGCCGGGGGAAGGCTTATAGACGCTCACGCTGCGTCGTCCTCGGCCACAGGCTGCGTGATGAGCGATGCGAGCGCGGTCGCGAAGTCGGCCTCGTAGAGATACAGCGTCCGCGCGAACATCCACCCGCCGTTCTTCCGCATGAACTCGCGGGTGAACGCTTCGGTGTAGGCCTCACCGTCGATCCGCTTCGGCAGGAGAGCCTGCACCTGCACCCAGGTCAACGCCGCTCCCTTCTTCTCTATGTCCTGCATCGAGACTGCGCTCGTCGCCATCTCCGTCTCCCGTTAGGTGTTCTGAGCGTCCTCGGCGAGCTGACGTGCCAGCTCCGCCTCCAACTCGGGGTCGAGCACCGTCGTCCCTGTCGCTGGCTTCGGTGTCGGGTTCCCGTTCCCTCGCTTCGCAGCGAGCTTGTCGCGCAGTGCGTCCGTCTTGCTCTGCGCCTCCTTCTTCGCGGCGTCTCCGCCCTTCAGCTCCATGATGTCGGTCCACGTGGCTTCGCCGTCCTTGATGCCGGTGTAGACCTTTCGGAGCACGTGCAACTCGGCCGGGTTCAACTGTTCGATCGGGTGGCCGAGGTACTCCACGAGCTGCTCGGGCGTGACGCCGATCTCGAAGAAGGCGCCGAGCAATGCCTTCCGCGCGCCGTCCGGGTCTTTCGCGTCGCGATCGCGCACCGTCTCGATGCACTGCGCTTCGCACTCCTCCTTGATGTCAGCCGGGAGGAGCGTGAGGATCACGTTGCGCCGAGCCTTGGCGATCTCGCGATTCACCTTCACCAGCAGTGCATCCTCGTTGGCTCGGATCAGATAGACCTTCGAGCCTTTCGAGTTGGTCCGAGACCGGATCACGTCGTCGCCTTCGCGCGGCGAACGACGCTCGACGGTCTTCTCGATCATGACGTCGACGCCATCGCTGGCGTTCGTTTCGAGGTCCGTGCCGACCACGCGGTACACGCGTCGCTCGTCGTCGTCGAACACGAGGAACGAGCTGACGTCCACGTTGCCCCACAGGACGCGCGCCTCCTCGGCGAATCGGATCGAGAGCCCGTCTGCTGCCTTCTCTCCACTCACCGGCTTCGTGTAGCGCGCGGTCTCGGCGAACCGAGGGCGCTTGCACGCCGCCAGCAGTCGGAGCCGCGCCGCGTCGAAGTTGCGCGGGCGGTGCATCGCCATCAGCGCGCGGGCCTCGATCGACGCTTTCTCACGCGCCGCCGTCGCCACGCTCGCCGTCTCTGCGACCGCGACGGGTACGTTCACCGCCTCGGTCGTCGTTAGGGAAGTCGCCACGTTAGGTGTTCTCCAAAATGGCGGTCGCCAGTGCGCGGGCCTCGGCGCGCGAATAGTGCCGAATGAAGCATCCGCCCTGCGTGGATTCGTAGAGCGACACGGAACCGTCCGGCTGGAGCGTGACGTACGTCGAGCGCCACGTGCTGGGCAGGAGGGGGTGATGAACGGCCGCGATCTCGCGCGCCTTCGGCTTCTCGACCTCGGGCGTGAGCTGCTCAATTTCGAGTCTGAGTGCGGTCGTCATTAGAACTCCTCCTCATCATCGTCCGGCTTCTGCGCGGGCGGAGTGATCGCGTCCCACACCGCCTGACACTCCTCGATCACCGCTTCGAGGGTGTCGAGCGACGTCATGGCTGCCGCTGCCAGCGGGCGAAGATTCCGGCATTCGCTGATGATCCGGGTTGTTGTGTGTTCGCCTGCTGGCGTCCACGACTGCATTTTGCGAAAGGCTTGATCGACGTCCCGCGCCGCGTCGCTGATCTTCCGCGACAGCGCGTACGTGATGCCTTCCTTCACGATCGCGTGGTCGAGTCCCTGCGCGATCATGATGAGCGTCTGTGTCATCGCTTCTCCTTCGTCGGTGTCCAGTGCGACCGCCGCGAGGCCGCGCGCTCGTGCCGCTCGACGATCGAGGCTTTGGTCATCTTCCACGTGTAAACGCCCGCTGTGCCCTTCACGCCCGCCGCGTTGCCGACTGCGGCCTGCAGCTGTAGCTCGGTCGCGTCGAGCGCCTGCGCGATCTCCTTCACCCGCACCTTCAACGATCCGTACTGTTCGAGCAGCGACTCGACGTCGGGCGTCGCCACGACCAGCTCCGTGTTGTGGCTCCCGAACTTCCTTTGCAGGTATTGCTTCGCGCTCGGCCCGGTGATCGCTGGCTCTTTCCCGCCTAACACGTTCACGTGCCAGAACTCGTGCGCGATCGCGATGAAGTCGGCCGCGATCTCCTCGTCCCAGTGCAGCGTGTAGACGCGGAAGTCATTGCCACCGATCAACGCCGCGCAGTCCCACCGCTTCAACCCGGTGACCGCCATCGACCAATGGCACTGTGCGGCCACGTCGTCGGGTATCTGGTCGGTGCCGGGATCGCCCCACAGGTAGGCCACTCGGCCGTCGCGGTTCTTGCACTCCAGGCCGCGCACCCACGCACTGGACGCCGAAGCCCCGCACCCGCGCTCGCAGGGTCGGAGCGTTCCCATCACGATGTTCCCGCGCCACCCGCTGTCGCAGTCACAGCCGGAGACAATCCCGTCCGGCGTGCAGAGCATCCACTGCGACTCGGGGTGCAACAGCGTTCCTGGCTGCACGACGGAGAGCCCTTCATCTCCCAGGCAATCGGTCGCGTACGCCTCGCGAATCACGCCCTCCATGCGACGACCCCACTGGAGGAACTGATTGTCGGGCATCGGCTCGGCCTCGCCGCGCTTCGACAGCCACACGTCCAGCGGCGTACGCCGGTGATCGAGACCGCAGATTGCTGCGACTTCCGAGGCGCCGATCCCTGCGCGCCGCATCGCGACCTGCTCGGGCGACAACGTGCTCTGCCCGTACGCCCTGCCCTGCTGTACCGCCACTCCAGTCATGGTCCCCTCCTTGGCGTCCGAGCCTTTTTGTCCCGGTTCTTGCGTCGGGCCAACGACTTGGACAGCTTCCGTGAACGATCGTATAGCTTCGTATAGTTGATGCTATACCATAGTATAGCCACGCTTAACTATGGTCAAGGGGGGATAGATGGTGGGGAAACGCGCCACAGAGAAGCGCCCGGCACGCAGGACGCGACCGACACGCAGCCCAACGGACGTCGCGGTGGGTGGGCGGCTTCGGTCAGCGCGGCTCGAACACGGGTGGACGCTGCCCGATGCCGCGAAGCGACTCGGCTGGTCGCGCCTGTCGGTCATTAATCACGAACAGGGCGACGTGCCGGTGAGCGAGGAGAAGCTCGCGCGCTACGCCACCGTCTACGACCGCCCGGTACACTGGCTGCGTTACGGTTTAGGCGCGGGGGATGACGTTGCGGGCGTGACCGACGAGGGGGGTAGCGGAGTCGGTCACATTACGAAGGCGCTCCCCGAGCGCGTCCGCATCTGGATCTACGAGTTTCTGGTGGAGTTAGTGAAGGGAGGCGCGAGCGAACGCGAAGTGCAGCAAGCACGTGCGCTCCTCACCAACCCGCCCCTAACATCATACCTGCAAGACGGCACGCCAGGCGTCGCGCAGCTCACCGACGAGCAGATCATCACGATGCTGGAAGCAATCGGGAAGCATGTCATCAAACGAGTGTTGCGGACTCGTGGGCGCCGGGTGTAGGATGGCACGCCCAACTGTTGGCCGGATTTTCTCTCTCGATGATGGTCGATGCTTTCAGTGAACAGGATCGAGTCGGTCGTCGCCCGCAAGCGCCTCGAGCACCACGAACTCCGTCACGCGTGGCCCTCGGCCACCGCCATGCGTCGGGTCTGCGACCGAGAGGGCGTGTACGTCGCCCGCGTTCCGGTGCCCAAGACTGGCCTCTACTGCTACGGCGGGGAGTGGACCCTGCTGCTCTCCTCGCACAATCCGCGCGAGATGGACGCCTACTGGATGCTGCACGAGCTCGCGCATCTGTGGCTCCATCATGACCCGATCGCCGATCGCGACGAGACCGTCTATACGATCCTGCCCAACGAGGCGCGCGACAGTCGCGAATCTGACGTTGCCATCTTCTGCGCCTCCGTGTTCCGCGACACGCGTCGCGTCGAGCGCCACCTGCCACAGCGCGTCGCCGTCGCTGCCATCGCCGCCGCGTACCTCGCCACTGGAGCCCTCGTGGCGTGCAGTGCGGTCGAACGCGGAACGGCCAGCGAGATCGGCATCTTCGAAGTGACGACGCCCAAGCACCGGCCACGCGTGCCGCGCCCGCTGGAGCCGATCAACCTGAAGCGCGCAGCCGGATAGCTTCAGTCGCCGCGACTCTCAAAGAGGGAACGCGTCATCCGAAGCGGCGAGGTATCGTTTCACCTCCTCCAGCTCAGAGATCGCAAGGATTTCTAGGATCCGAACCATGAAGGGGCCGTCGACGGTCTCCCATCGTTGGTACTGCACGTTCCCTGAGAGTTCGGGCATCACGAGCACGCACTGCCGGATGCAACGAGACGTGCGTTGATAGTTTCGACACAACGCATGCAATGACTGCCGAGCGTCATCTTCGGACCCGAGCCGGTTACGAAACTCGTCCTGCGCGCTCCCCAGCCGACCGGCTTGTTTGATGAGTGTGTCGATGAACAGCTCACCGATGTGCTTCGCAAACGAGCGATCGTCGGCGATTGACCGTAGAGCGGAGTTGGCGTGGGACGCGGCTTCCATGATCATTTTCTGCGCCTTTTCCAGCTCTTTCCGGACCGTCGCCGACTCCAGCTCGGTAAGCGTGTCGAGCGGGATCGGTACCACGCCATATCGCATGTACCACTTCCAAGCGGCCTTTTGGTCATCGAGCCTTTTCTCACCAAGACGAATGGTCTCTTCGTGTTCCCGAATGACGTCATCGCGCTGTCGGATTTCCGCGTGCAGCGCGTCCATGTCAGGCTTGACCTGCTCGGAATAGATTAGATCGCGCGCTGCCTGCCACCCCCGAAACGTCTTCCAGGCGGGACGGGCGACTATCGTCAGGGCACCGCCGACGATCGCCACCGCCAAACCTGCCAGTCCGTCGAGGATGAGCGCTCCGCCGCCAGCTACCACTAGTCCAGCAACGACTTCAATTCCGCGGTCATAGCGCTCCTTGACGGTTTCGTGTCGCTGGGCATCTCGCCACGCGCGCCGAACCGCCTGCCAACGCGAGACGTGCCGCGTCGTCGTGATCTGAGTAGACGGAGTATCCATGCGGCCAAGCTACTCGCCGCTGCGCGCGACTGGAACACGCTAGGCCGCGAGCTGGCTAGCCCAATCGACGAACACGTAGCCGTGCCCGGCCTTGATCCATTTGTCGTCAGGCCCGCCGCGTACCCGCTCGAACACACCGATTCCGTTGCTGCTCCCGTCGATGTTCGTGTTCCCCTCGATCGTCGGGAACGCGCCCGGCGCCACGGCGCCGAGGATCTTCCGGTTGTCGACGAACGTCACATGGATCGCGTCCGTCTCCGTTTTGAGCACGAGGCAGAGATAGCCCGGCGCAGGCTCGTCGCGTAGCAACCCTCGCACGCGCGCCGCCTCGAGGAGTGCATCGCAGCTCGCCGTTCGCATCCACGAGAGCTTCGGGCAGAACAGCAGGACGATCACACGCACACACCACCAGACGAACGACGCGCACCACGATTCACCCGGCGCGTTGCCCGTCGACTTCAGGATCGCCTCGACGGTCGCGCCTCGGTTCGCGCCCGCCTCGCGCGTGTAGAGGAACATCCGCGCGATGGCGAGCACGATCCTGACGGCCATGTCGCGCGTCATCATGACGTCCCCCCTTTCACCTTCAGCACCGCAACGTCGGTGTCGAGACGAGCAATGTGCTTCCACTGGTCCTCGGTCGCGGCTTCGAGATCGGCCACCGCGCCACGGATACCGTTCTTCCCGTCGATTCCGATGAGCGTTGTCTTGATCTCTGCCATGTCCTTCGTGTGCTGCGCCTGCCCTCTGATGAGGAACGTCACACCCGCGACGGCGATCAGTTGCAGGATGTTGACGAGCCACTTCACGGCTTCGGGGTCCATGATCTCTCGGTTCTATCGGTCACTCGCCGCAGCCGGGCGAGACGGGCGCACGCCATGATAGGTGCGCTGGTACCACTGCTCCGCGAGCGTCAACGACTCGCGTTCCTCCGGAGTCAGCGACGCCAGGAACCGGCGTCGGTCGTGCACCGCGATCGGCGACAGCGGAGCGGCCCGCTTGATGCTCCCCACTGCCGACTTCCGCGTTCCACCGAGTGCGTAGTACCGCTGGAGCCAGCGCTCGGCCTTCTCGGGCTCGCCCCACTGCAACGACTTCCGCCAGTAGTAGAGCGCGTTCTCCTTCTTGGTCGGGTTCCCCAGGTTGCGCCCTTTGTTCTGTTGCTCCAGCCAGTCGCCTGCTTTCTCGCGCACGCGGAAGTACGCCGCCTCGCCGGGATCGGTGCGGTAGAGCAACAGGTCCGTCGCCAGATTGCCCGGTCGCATCGGCTTGTCCGTCACCTTGTCGTAGAGCCAGCCTAACGTCACCGCGCGCGCCGCCTGCCCGCCGCGATCGCGCACGACACGTGGCTTGAAGGCGTTCGGGTACATGCTCCGCCCCGTCAGCAGCTCCGCCGCCGTCTTGGTCACCGGCTCCCACGAGTTGATCACTCGGTTGATCGGACCCTCGGCGCCCTCGACGAATTGGTCGGCCAGTGACTTCGTGCCCTTCACGAGATCGGCGATGTCAGACGGGTAGTCCGAGAGGTTCACCCACTCGAGGAAGTCGGCGAACGCGCCCTCGATCCGCACCGTACGGACGCGCCCGTCGTCGTCTCGGCCGAGAATCAGATGCAGCGTGCGCGCGTCGGTGCCGCGCAGCTCGTCCTCCTCGTCCGGCCACAACAGGTGGTTCCACAGGTTCACGAGCAGGAAGAACACATTCGCGCGGAACACGACGCCTGCCCCGGCCACCGCGAGCCGCGCCGCTCCTGCGCCAGCGAGCCGACCGCCCGAGTGCCCTTCCTTCGAGATGTTGCGGAACAGATTCACGTACCGCTTGGCGTTGATCTCGATCCACGAGTAGAACGGGATCGCGCGGTCGCGAATGAACATGCCACCGCTCGACACCGCGCCGTAGTCGCCTAACAAGTCGCGGGCGAGCACCGCCGCCTTCCCTGCTGGCGACGTCTGCGCGTTCACGCTCGCCGGGTTCGACGCACCGAAGCCAGGCGAACGGCCCGCCTGTAGCTCGGCGCGGAAGTGCCGCCATGCCGCGAGTCGGAGAATGTTCTCTCGCAGCTGCGTCACGAGGCGCGCGTGCTTGAAGTAGCTCTGCACGAGCCCCATGAAGTGCAACGGGTCGGACGCAACCAACCGCTCGAACGCGGGCAGCTCGTTGACGTCGGGAATCTCCGCGACCGTTAGGCCTTGGTCGATCACCCTTAGCCGCGTCGCCTCCTGCATCTCGCGCTTCAGGGCGTCACTTCCCTGTCGCTTCACCATGTAGGTGAACAGATCGCGCGCCGCACCCGGCCCGTACTTCAGCACCTTCGGGTACATGATCGAGGCGTCGAGATCGCCCGACGTGTTGTTGAAGATGTATTTCAGGATGCGCGTCGGTGCCTGGAGCATGATCGTTTTCCAGTAGCGCATCCCGCCGACCCACGTAGCTTCCACCGCGCTCATGTCGCGCTGCTGGCCGAGCTTGTCCATCGTCGCCGCGAGGTAGTCGGGAATCACCCACGTCTCCTTCGGGCCACCGAGCACCAGCACCGAGCGCAACGCCTCGTCAAGACGCGACGATCCCTCGAGCGCGGCATCGAGCGCCCGCTCCTGCACCGTCAGCGCGGGATAGAAGAACTGGCCCTTCACCGGCTGCCACTTGGTGTAGCCCTCGGGGATCACGTCCTCCCATTCCTTATACTCGGTGCCGAGCGTCTCGCGAATCGCCTGCTCGCGCTCGTGCATGGCCTTGAAGAAGGATCGAGCGGGCATGGCGCCCGGCCCCTCGTTCGACGCGAGGTAGTTCAGCAGAGCGAAGTAGCGCGGATGATCGAACCGGAACGGCTCCCGGTCGTCGGGGTCGCGCTCCTTCATCTCGGCTTTCCACTCGGCGTGCGCCTCGGCCATCGCCTCGATCACGGCGTCGTACTGTGGCGCGTCGAGCTTCCCCTGCGTCGCGAGTGACAGAATCTTCGACGACGCCATCCCCATGCGCTTCCTGAACGGCTGGAGCGGATCATTGCTCCCGATCATGTCCTCGTCAGGAATTCCAGCTGCAGCAGCTTCCTTCTCATAGTAGCGCGAGAGGTTGAGACTCTTGGCCTCCCCCTTCAACTGCGGCTGAATGTCCGCGAGACGGCGAATCTCCTTCTGCGCGCCGACCATGTGCAGGATGCGGTACGCCTGGGCGACCCACTCGAACTCCGCCTCTTGGTAGCGCGTGTTGAAGTCACCGCCGCCGACGCGCTGCTTCTGGAATCCCTTCCGCTTGATGCGCGCCTCGCGACCGCCGAGCCCGAGCAACGGGCCATGCGCGAGCGCGTTGAAGTGATCGAGCACCTGACGGTGATAGTACCGCTCGTCCTCCAGCACCTTCGGGTTGAGCTGCTCGGCGTCGACCAGCGCACGCGTCAGAGCCTGCGCGAATCGCTGTCGCTCGGCGATCGCACGCTGGACCTTCGGCCGACTCGCGGCTGCGCCTTCGACTTCATCGAGATCGCGCTGCACCGCCGCCGCGTCGGGATACCCGAACGGCAACTCGTCGCGCCCTTCGTAGAGTCCGGCCTCGACGTCCTTCATGAGATCGTCGAGCACCAGCTTTCGCGTGAACAGGTCGACCTCGCCCTGAGTCAACCCGTCCGTCACGGCAGCGATCTTGTCGTACGCCATCGCCTCGGCGTAGCGCTTCGCGTGCTCCACTTCGAGCAGCAGCTCGTTCGTCCGCGCCGCCAGCGGCGACGACGACGGGTCCATGTGCGGGAAGTGACGGCCCGCGCGCTTCACCGCGTCAATCGCCTGCCTAACACGATCGCGGATCGTCGGCGTGGCGATTCCCTTCGCGCGCTGGAATCGCTCCTCGACTTCCTCGATCTGCGACACGGCGAGTGGCTCACGATCGAGTCGACGCTGGCGCAGACGGTCACCCAACTCGCCGATCTTGAGCGCGCCCTCCTCACTCGTTAGGAAGTCGTCGACCATGCCGCCGCCCTTCTTCGCCTCGGCCTCGGAGCGCGTCGCGTCGGCCTGCAGCTCCGTGTCGAGCGCCGCCTGCCGCTCCTTCAACTGCGCCAGCTTCGCCGCGTGCTCGTAGGGCTTGCCGACCAGCTCCTTCAGTCGCGCGAGGTTCTTCTCGTTCTGCTCGATCCCGTCATGGATGCGAGCGATCCGCGTGGCGATGCCCTTCGGCGCGTGCTCCAGCGTCAACGCGAGACTCATGGGGCTATCCGACGCCGTGACCTCGGCCACGTGCTGCGCCTCGCCATTCAGGATCATCCGCGCCGCGGTGATCGAGAAGCCATCCGCCTCGATGTGGAGAGGGAACCCGGCGAACGTGCCGAGCTTCTTCGACATCGACTTCCGTTCCTCGAACGGCACCGACGCGACCGAGCCGAGGAACGCATCGAGCACCTTCTTCAACTCGGCGCCTGCGTCCGCTCGCTTCGTGAACTTCTTCCCGCCGATGGTGATCGCGTACCTGTCGCCCGCCGTGTCCTCGGCTTGGTCGACGTCCTTCTGTAATGCGGTGGCTCGTTCCTTCGACTCGGCGATCGCCATCGGCAGCAGCTTGATCTTCTGGCCCGCGCCGAACACGTCGTCTTGGTGAGCGCGCCGTAACCGCTCCAGTTTGCTCACCTGGGCGTCGATGGTCGCCTTCTCCAACACCTTCGGGTTGCCTGACGCGATCGCCTTGGCCGTCGCCCAGTCGACTTCCACCGTGCCCACGTCGTCGATCTCGCGCGTCTCGACGCCTGCCGTCAGCGCCTGCGTGATGAAGCCTGCCTTCCGCTCCAGTCCCTGCCAGATGTAGGCGTCGAACGAACCCTCGGTCACGTACGTGAAGATCGACACGTGCGGAATCTTCCGCTCGCTGTCGGGCGTCGTCGCGTCCCCGTACAGCAGGTTGCCCTGTCGGAGAATTCTACCGTTGCGCTGCTCGACGTCGCGCGGTCGCCACGGTGCATCGAGATGGTGCAACGCCACGAGACGATCCTGCACGTTGGTCCCGGCGCCGAGCTTCTGCGTCGACCCGATCACGACGCGCACGCGTCCGGCCTTCACGTCCGCGAACAGCTTGTCTTTCTTCGCCTGCGTGTCGGCGTCGTGGATGTAGCGAATCTCTGCGGGCTTCACGCCCTCCCGCTCGAGGTGCAGGCGCAGCTCGTCGTAGACGTTGAACTTGTCGCTCGGCGTGCCGAGATCGCTGAACACCATCTGCGCTCCCTTGAGCGCGGTCGTCTCTTTATAGATGCGCGCGATCTTGGACGCCGCCTCGACGACCTTGGTCTTGGAGCCCTCGCCGCCACTGAGCCCGACCAGTCGGAGATCGAGCGCCGCCTTCCGCCCGTCGCCGGTGATCTTGAGCAGGTTGTCCTCGTCCGGTTCAACCTCCTTGTTCTTCACCTTCCGCGCGCGCTCGACGAGCGTCTGCACGTAGCGTTTGAGCGCCGACGTCGCGGGGACCGCTACGACCTGAGCCTGTCCCGTCTCCAGCTTCGGGCGCGGCAGGTTGAGCATCTCGCTCGTCTGCACGTCGGCGACCGAGCGGAACATCTGCGCCAGCTCGCCCATGTTCTGGAATCGCGCGAACCGGGTCGACTGCCGGTAGCCGCTGCCGTCCGGCGCCAGCTCCATGCCGGTCACCATCTGGCCGAACGTCGCACTCCACCCGTCGAAGTGGCTGACGCTCCGCTCTCCCATGAGTCGCGGCTGGAGATACCGCTGCATGGTGTACATCTCGCTCACCGAGTTGGCGATCGGCGTGCCCGTCGCGAACACGACACCGCGCCCCGGATTGAGCGAGTCGAGATACTGGGTCTTCATGTACATATCGAAGGCGCGCTGCGAGCCTTCGAGCCCCAGTCCCTGCTGCTTCGACGTGATGTTGAGGTTCTTGAACTCGTCGGCCTCGTCGACAAAGAGCATGTCGACGCCAAGCGCCTCGAACGGGAGGAGATCATCCTTCTTCTCCGCCGCGCGCAGGGTGTCGAGTCGCGCCGTCCGCTTCTTCTTCGCCTTCTCGATGAGCTTCGTCAGGTCGTGGTTCTTCGCGGCCTTCGCCTCGCGAATCGATTGCTCCAGCTCGCCAAGCTCCCGTTCGAGGAACTGCTGCTCGAACTCGGGACTCATGCCGACCGACTCGAACGAGCGGTGCGTCATGATGATTGCGTCCCAGTTTTCTGACGCGATACGTGCAGTGAACGCCTTCCGCCGATCCTTGGCGAAGTCCTCCTTCGTCGCCACCAGCAGCTTCGCTGTCGGGTAGAGCCCGAGGAACTCGCGCGAGAACTGGCCGAGCATGTGATTGGGGATCGCATACATCGGCTTCCGCGCGAGCCCGAGGCGCTTCGCCTCCATGCCTGCCGCGACCATCGTGTACGTCTTGCCTGAGCCCACCACGTGCGCGAGCAGCGTGTTGCCGCTCTGGAGAATCCGCCAGATGGCATTCTTCTGGTGCGGTCGCAGACCGAACGGCTTCCCGTTCACATGCGACGCTGCCCCCGGCATCGTGAGGTGCGCGCCGTCGTAGTCGCGCAGCCGGATGCTGTTGTAGCTGTCGTTGTACAGGCGAGCGAGCGCCGTCGCCCGCGCGCCGTCCTCCCACAGCCACGTTGCGAATCGGTCCTTTAGCTTCTGCTGCTTCTCCTGCGCCGCGAGCGTCTCCTGCACGTTCTTGACGCGGGTATCGTCGGGGCCGGGATCGTAGATCGTGGTCGGCTTGAGATTGAGCGCGTCGCTCAATAGCTCGGTGCCGTACGCGCGCTTGGTCCCGAACTCCGTCGTCGACGCCGCGCTGCTGCGCTGGCGGGGCTCGTAGCTGACCGACCACGTGGCTTCGCGCGCGAGATACGTCACCTTTACGTTGCCCGCGCCGAACACATCCCGCACGAACTGCGCGATCGTCTCAGTGGGGATCCACGGTGCGCCGAGCTGCGCGCCGATCTTCGATGGCGGCAAGTCCTCGGGGATCGCGCCTTTCAACGCCTCGACGTTCTCGTTGAAGCGAGGGTCACCCTTCGCTGCGCGCTGTGCCTGGGCGAGCTTCGTGCGGACGTTGCCAGACAGGTATTGATCGCGCGTCTCGAACACGCCGCTCGTCGGGTTCTCGTAGATCGCGCCGCGCAACGCTTCGCGCGCTGCATCAATCGTCGTTCCCGACAGTTGCGCCACTCGCTCGAGAGAGAACGCGCCCGACTCCGCGAGCACCACCGGGATCGCGTCGGCTGGCGTGTCGACCTTCTCGACGGGCTTGCGTGGCTCGATGACCCGACGCTGGAGAATGTCGGTCTTCTTCGCCGTGTCGGTCTCGGCGTCGTACTCCTCCAGCCCCATGAGGAGCGGCCAGCGGGGATCGGCCTGGAAGTCGCGCAGGTTCGGGTAGCGCGTGACGACGATCGGCTCGGCGCGGCCTTCGCGGTTGATCTCCGTCCGCGTCTCGCGTCGGATCGGGCCATGCGCCTTCACGAACCGATCGTAGAGCCGGTTCAACTCCGCGCGTTCGGCGGTGATCTCCTCGTCGCTCCGATTCTGGAATTGCGACTGGAGCACACGGTGGATCGCATCGCGAATGCCGACGAGCTGCGAGACCTTTTCCGCTGCGGCCTTCCCAAGCTTCGACGCCTTGAACTCGTTCCCCTCGCGCTGGAGCAACCGACCGCCACGCACGAGGAAGCCACCCTCGCGAATGTCGTCGTCGGTGCCGACGAGCTCGGCCTCCGCGGTGCCGGGGTTGCGGGTGCCAGGCGCCTCGATGGCGCGCGGCTTGTAGATGCCAGCGGGCAGCTTCGCGAACGCCTCACCTAACGCCTTCTCGATGTTCTGCCCTTCGGGAGCGACGAGCGTCGGCGCCTTGTCGCGGTACATGGTGCCCGCGAGCTGCATCTCCCCGAGCATCATCTCAGGGTGCCGCGCGTAGTACTCGTTCACGAACATCGACTCGCCAGCACTCATGATGTGCGCGCGGTCGACGAACGTCTCGCCGGTCTGCGGCGTTCCTTTCTCTCGCTTCTGGAGGACAATGAGATCGGTCGTGACCTCAGTCCCCGCGTTCCCCGCGAATGCTGTGTTCGGGAGGCGGATCGCAGCAACGAGGTTTGCCCGCTCGCCGAGGTACTTCCGCATCGCCGCGCTCTGCTTGTCGAGCGTGAACGACGACGTGATGAACGCGACGAGCCCACCGGGCCGCACCTTATCGAGCGACTTCGCGAAGAAGTAGTCGTGGATCGACCCGGTGACTTCCTTCGGATACGCGCGATCGGTGACGCCGAAGTTGCCGAACGGGACGTTCCCCACCGCGACGTCGAACAGATTGTCCGGCATCGCGACCGTCTCGAAGCCACGCACCTGCACGTCGGACTGCGGGTAGAGGAGCTTCGCGAGCCTGCCGGTGATCGAGTCGAGCTCGACGCCCGTCCACTGCAACGACGTCGGCCCGAGCCCGAGGAAATGGCCCACGCCCATCGACGGCTCCAGCGCGCGCCCGGTCGTTAGGCCGAGCCGCGCGAGTCCCGCGTGAATGGCGCGGATCACAGGGGCCGACGTGTAGTGCGCGTTCAGCGTCGACGCGCGCGCCGCCGCGTACTCCTCGTCGGTGAGCAGCTCGCGCAGTTCCTTCGCGATCGGGCCGAAGTCCTTGTTGTCAGGACTGAACGCCTGGGGGATTCCACCCCACCCGACGTACTTCACGAGCGTCGCCTGCTCCTCGGCTGTCGCCGGTCGGCCTTCGCGCTCGATCTCCTTCAGCAGTCGGATCGCGGCGAGGTTCCCTCTCGCCTTGCCCTTCGCGCCACCCGCGCCGATCGCGTCGGCGTCGGTGAGGCGGTAGTTACTGCCTACGTCGCGTCGTTCTGGCTTGGACTCAGCCGGTCGGCGTTGGGCTCCGCCTGCGTCGGGTTCTCCGGGTCTGGCTCCCGAACGATCACGTCCTCCATCACCAGCTCCCTCGCCTGCTGCGCGAGTGCGTCGGTCTGCTGGACTCGCTCGAGGTACGTCCCGGTCGGCGGGTGCTGCTTCAGGAGCGCGGCCAGCGTCGACTCGAACGTCTGCTGCGCTTCCCGGTCGATCTCCGCCACCACGCTCGCCAGCGTCCCGTTCCGTTGCAGGGCTTGATACGCCTCGGGACGGTTCTCCCTGAGACTCTCCTCGTGCGCTTTCCCGAACAGGCCGAGTGTCATCGGCGCGCTCCCCGGTAGTACCTGCAACCGTCGCGGCGTCGTCGCCTGACTGAGTATCTGGTGCGCTGCTCGCATTCGCAACTCCTGTGCTTGGGTTCTCGCCGCCGCGTCGTTGCGCGTTGACGAATGACGGCAAGACGTGGCCGACATCCTTCGAGGCGTCCGGCACGATCTGCGGCGTCACCGCCCTCGGCTTCGCGTCGCCAGGCTGCGGGGTCTTCAGTGTGCTGACGTGCGCGGTGCGAATCCCGCCGTCCTGCATTCGGACTTCGGCCGTTCCGTTGTCCTTCAGCGTCCACACTCGCCCGACCCTTCCATCGGGCAGGCGAACCATCGTGCCCTTCGTGATTGGAGTCGGAGCTTTCGGCGCCTCCTCCTCGATCGCCGCTTCCGGTTTCGCCTCCTCTTTCGAGGGGGCTCTTTCGGAAGGGGGTGTCGGCGCGGGCTTCACGATGAGTGACTTCGCGCGCTCGCGTCCCTCTTTCCCGAACGCGCTCTCGATCTCACCGAGCGTCGACTGGTAAAGGTCTTGCCTCTGCTGGCGCAACGTACGGGCCTCGGTCACTTCCTTCGGCGTCAGCTTCCGGCCGTTCGCCTTCTTCCCCGAGTCCAGCACGGCGTTGAGGGAGAGCACGTCGTTGTAGTGCGCGCGCGCCTGCTCCACCGAGCCGTCGAACAACGCCTCGGGGTTCTCCTCGCCCGCATAACGCGAGTCCGGGTTGATCTCCAGCTTCTTCGGTGGCGGTGCTTTCGTTGGCTCCTTCGCCGCGCGGAGCTTGTCAGTGAGCGCCCTTCCTGCCTCTGTGAGCGGTGACGACTTCCCCGTATTGCTCAACGGGTCGAATCCAAGCCGTTCGGCCTCACGATAGAGCGCGGTACCGATGCCCTTTCGCTGGTGCTCCTTCTCGATGAATACGCTCTGGCCGGAGCTGGTGCCATCCTCGTTCATGTACAGCCGCAATTCGCCGAGCACCTTGCCGGTGTCGTCGACGTGGCGCAGCACCTTGAACGCTGGCTTGCCCTTATGGAAGCTCTCGTCTGTGACCGTGATGCCTGCCTGTGCGGGCTCAGCGTGGCGCTGCTCCTTCGCCTCGGGTGCCTTCGCGGGCTCCGTCGCCGTGCCCTTCCTCTCGATCTCGAACTCGCCGAATCCGCTGGTACTGCCGTGAATGAACTCGCGCACCATCTGACCGTTCTCACGGCGCGAGCCGAATAGGACGGTCACGTCGTCGGGATGTGCCTCGTTCTGGAGCGCGAACCCGTCGAACGCATGACGCTGGCCCTGCTCGTCGACCACGACGTCGCCGCTCTTGAGCGTGACGGCCTCGCGTTCGAGACGCGTCCGGCGTTCACTCGGTAGCTCGCCACCGACGCGCGCGCGGTGTGCGGCCTTCTCCTCCTCGGTGCGGTTGTCCTGCTCCACGTGAGGGGTGTACGGTGCGATCGGCAACTCGTCAGGCGTTGTTGGCGCCTTCGGCTTCAGTCGACGATCGAGCACCGCGCGCGCCGACTCGTGGTCGATCTCAGGCGCGGGCGCCTTCACCCGATGTTCCTCACGCTTCGCGAGTCGAGCATCGAGCATCGAGCGATCGCGTCCGTCCGCGTCAACGATCGGCGCAGGCGTGACTGGCGGCTCTGCCTGACGCGGCTTGAGCCGCGAGCGGAGCGCCTCCGTTCCTGCGGCCACCGTCTCGGTCGCGCCACCCATCGCGCCACCGCCCACAGCGCCAGCAACGCCCGCCTCCAGCATCCGGCTTCCCAACTCGCGCGCCTTGATCGGCTGGCCCGTCGCGCCGCGCACACCGAGGTACTGGACGCCTTCCTGCGCCGCTTCGGTGACGCCTTCCGACAGCGTGCTCTTGCCGACTTCCTTCGCCACGCGCTTCGCCGTCCCGACGACGCCACGCTCAGCGGCACTCGTCGCGAGCTTCCCGCCGATCGCCTTCGCGACCTTCCCACCGAGTCGAGACTCCGTGACTTGATCGAGCGCCGCGAGGGGCACGCCGAGCAACGCCGCGATCGCGTCGCGCGTCGAGGGCTCCGTGTTAGGCGCCGAGTCCTCCAGCTCCTGCCTCACGTCGCCGGTGTTCTGCACGTAGCTCGCTGCGGTCGCGCCAATCGGCCCGCCCACGATCGCGGCTAGCAACGACGGGAGCGACGACGCGCCCACGTTGCCGATCTGGTAGCCGAGGTAGTCGCGAGCTGCGGACGGCGACTGCACCGCCTCGCCGATCGTTCCGACGCGCGGCTGCACGTCAGGCGCCTCGTTCCCGAATTGCTCGAGTGCGCGCCCGGCCATCGGCAGCACCGTGCCGGGGATGTCGCGGTTCAGGCCACTGCCGCCGAACATCTGCAACACGTTCCCGACTTGCTCAGGCAAATCCTTGCGGATCCCACGGTAGAGTCCCGAGCCAAGGTTCGAGAGGAACCCTTCGCCCGAGTCGTCCCACGACGCGCCACCGCCACCGGGCTCCGTGAACGGTTGCTCGATGGGCGGAGTGGCCTGCACGACGGCAGGCGGCAACGTCGGAATCGGGAATCGCGGCGGCTCCGCCATGACGACGGCAGGCGGGAGACGACGCGGCCCCTCGGCTGCGCTGAACTCCGCCAACCAATCCGGCTTTCCAGTCGGTCCAGCATCTTCGGCGCGAGCTGACGGCGTGACGAGCGGATGCGCGGCCGCGCGTCGACGCTCCTCCTCCTCGTGCCGCTCGTACTCAGCGAGCCAGTTGATCGGCCCGGTCACTTCCAATCCCCATCGGTGTAGCCGTTCCGCATGAGGAACGCGCGGAACTTCGGATCACTCCGCGCCTTGAACTTCTCCTTCTCGCCTAACGGCTGCGCGACGCCACGCGGCGGGCCTTGCCGCTGGAATCCCGCAGGCGGTGGCGTGACCGGCGGCGGCGGTGCAGCACCCGCCGAGTCGGACGCGAACAGTCGCGCGAGCACCGGATTCGACTGCATCAGCGCCTTCGTTGCCATGTCCCTCTGCCCGCCGAGCGTCGTCATGCGCGAGCGCGCGTCGCCCAGGCCCGCCGTGTCTGCGGCCTCGACGTCGACCCCGGCCTCGGCCGCCTCTCTGATCGGCTTGCTCAGTCGCGTGACGTCCGAACGCGCGTCGTCGATCTGTGAGTTGAGTCCACCGAGCAACGACGTGATCGCCGTGCGGTCCTCGTTCCCACTGTTCGCGCGAGGGGTCGGGTATTTCGTTCGCAGCTTCGCCCGCTCGGTGTCGATCTGCTGTTGCGCGGCGACGCCTTCGGGCGAGAATCGGTCGATCGGCTCGCGCTTCGGTGGCGGTGGGCGCAGGTTCCGCAGGATGTCGTCGATCGCCGAGCCCTCGTACTCCCCGAGCACGTCGTCGGCGTTGGCACCTAACGCATCGATCGCGGCCTTCCCTTCCGGCGTCGTCGCGAGGATCGCGCGGTTGCCCTTCGCGAGCCGACCACGCTTCGCCGTCGCGTCCTGCTTTTTGTCGAACCCGGCGTTGGCCTCGTTGAGTGCCTGACTCGCGCGATAGTTGGCTTGGTCGAAGTCGGCATTCTGCTCGCGCTGCTCGCGTTGGCGTGCGAGATCGTCGCGCTGCCGGTTCGAGCGTAGCTCCTCGCCCTGCGCGTAGCCGCGCATTCCACCCTGCACGCCGCCCGAGAGTGCGCTCAGGATCGTGTCCCAGTCGATCGCCATGTCGCTCCCTTAGAAGGTCTGCCCGAACAGCAGGTTGATGAGCTGCATCATGTCACCCGACTCATCGAGCCCGTAGCGCCGATCGCCTTCCTTCTGGCGATAGTCCTCCTGTCGGTTCGACAGCCCTTGCCCGAAGGTCGACTCCTGCTCGCGGAGCGTCTGCGCGCGATCGTCCAGGCCATACTGCTTCCCGAGTTGATCGCGCTGGAGCCCGAGCTGGTCGCGTTCGAGATCGAGCCCGCCGAGTCCAAGCTCTCGGCGCAACTGAAGGTCAGCGGCGTTGTCAGCGCGGTTCCCGGCCATGCCTGCCGCCTGCAACCCGCGGTCGGCTTCGGCGTTGTAGAAGTTCGTCCCGAGGCCTAACGCCGAGCGCATGTCGTCGGCGCGCTTCTGCGCGAGGAACTGGTTGGCCCGATCCTGTAGCTCAACCTGCGCGCCACGCTTCCCGATGTTCAGGTCGTGGAGCCGACCGCCCGCGATCGTCGAGTCGTAGATGCCACGCCGCGCCATCTCCTCGTCGACGCCCGTCTTCGCGCCAGCGTACTGGTCATCGATCTGCCGACCGCCTGACGCGACGAGTTGCTGAAAGTCCTCGTTGCCATACTGCGACGGGTTTGCGAGCAGCTTCTGGATCATGTCCGTGATCGTTCCACCGAGCCCACCCGAGGCGCCCGCGTAGCCAGCGCCACCAGCGCCAGCGCCAGCGACAGGCGACGGTGCGGTCGGCGGTGCGTACGGTGGCGGCTGCGGCGGCATTCCCGGCGCGACGGGACTCGGCGCGCTCGCCGGTGCACGCGGGTCCGTCTGCGGCGGAACGCCCGGCGCGACTGGAGAGGGACCGCCCGGCGCGCGAGGGTCGATCGTCGGCGGAAGGAACGGGTTCACCGGCGACGGTGCCCCGCCTGGAGCGCGAGGATCGAGCTGCGGCATCTGCATGTTCGGGCCTCCCGTCTGCTGCATCGGGATGGGCACCGGCGCGGGCGGAGGAGCCGGACGTGCGACGCCAGCGGCCTGCATCTGCGCGAACGTCTGCGGTTGCTGGACGGGCTGCGCGCTCGTGCTGCTGCCACCCGAGAGACCTAACGTCTGCTTCGTGACGTCGGCGTCGGCGTTCCCGCCACCACCGGACGTGGGCTGGCCGAGCAGGCGCTTCTTCGCCTCGTCGTCCTCGCCGCCTGCGCTGCCGCCGAGCGTGGGGAGTGATCCAATCATGTGGTCGCCTTTAGCGGAAGAAAGCCTGAAGCTTCTGGAGGATCGCCGGATCGAGCTGCGGCGCCCCACTCGGCTGCGCGTTCTGCATCGGCGGTGGCGGGAGCGACGGCATAGTAGCCTGCGTTGGCCCGTTAGGCATCATCGTACCAGCACCATTGCCGAGGAACCGTTGCATCAGCGCTTGGATGAGCTGCGAGCGCATGGGCGACGTCTGCTCGCGACCCCGCATCGTCGCGTCGTACGCGCCCTGCTCGCGGTTGTCGGCGTTCACGCGGAGTCCCTGCTGCGCGTCGAACTGGCTCTTGTTCTGATCCAGCTCGCGCTTCTGCGATCGCGAATCCGCAACGCCCTTCGCGACGCCACCCGCCGCGCCGAGTAACGCCTGCCCGCCTGACGAGCCGAAGAACGAACCGATTGATCCGAGCACGCTCCCTCCTCCTGCGGCTCCCGCCGCGCCACCGAGTGCGGGTGCTGCCGCGCCGCCCGTCAGCGCGAGTGGCGCCGCGGCGAGGGCGCCTTTCGCGCCGGTGACGAAATTGTCGCCCGCGCGCTGCACTGTGTCCTTCACGCTCTTGCCACCAATAAGGTCGTAGCCTGCTCCGGCCAGCGGGTTAGCGATCGACGCGGCCTTCTTTACTCCCTTCAGAATCCCTTTCAGCGAGAGCCCCATCAGTCCTCCGACCGGAACGTGAGCCAATCCACGAGCGCATTCGCTGGCGCGCCCGTCCCGAAGTTCAACGTGAAGCCCGTCTTTGCTCGGTTCGTGACCCACACCGTCGTTCCCCACGAGGGCGTCGCGACCACACCGTAGCTCGTGTCCGGCTCGGAGCGCGGGAACGTGATCGCCTTCGTCGTCGCGGCCAGCGTCACCGCGTTTCGTACACCATTGCCTGCGCTCGTGAGGTGCCTAACACGGAGCCTGCGCCATTCTTGGTCGTTCACGAGCTGGTGTAGCCCGAGAACAGACCGATCCGCGAATGGCGCGCGCGCAACGCGTCGGGGTTTGTCCCGTCAGAGGCTGGTGTTGAGTACGGCCCCATGACCGAGAGCGAGCCGTCAGAGACATCCGACCCGCTCGCCACCGGCACCCCGTCGTTCATGAACTGGTATTCGACCACGCAGTCCGGCTCTGACGGCGTGATCGAGCCGCTCCCGAAAAACGTGTTGTTCGAGAACGTCACCAGCGACGGCGCGCTCGGTGCGGGGACGATCGGGTCCGGCGTCGAGACCGCGAACCACCCGCCGCCAACGCCGTTCCGCTCGTAGCGGATGCGATAGCTGGCGTCCTCGACGTACAGCACGGCGACGTCGATGAGCCACGAGGAGTTAGTTGCGATGCCCGTCCCGAATAGGCTCCACGACCCCGAGCCCGGTGAGCTTTCTTTCTCGATTCGCACGGTGAACGGGAACGACGTCGGGATGATCCCGGCGAAGTTCTGAAAGCGCACGCCGTTCATCCACTGGGCCGCGTTGATGCTGACCGGCGTCGGAAGGCCCGTACCGCCCATGAATCCGAACATCGTTAGGCAGTGAAGTTGGTGCCGACGACTGAGCCGAAGTAGCTCGTGCCGTCGTAGTAGAGCGCGATGAGATCGACCTTACTCGCGGTCGTCGTGATGACCGGCGCAGTGCCGCCCGGCCAGTGCACCGCAGCAGGCCACGTCAGCGTGCGGCTCCCCGTTCCGTCTTGCGAGACGCGCAGCAGGTACGTGGCACCCGCCACCGGATTCGAGAGCGTGAGCGTGCAGTTGCCCGTCAGGACGAGCTTCTGGCAATTGCTATCATTCCAGTCGATCGTCTTGGCCGCGCCACTGTTGCCCGCGTCGTGCTGCTCGACGGCGCCCTGCCCCTGCACCGTGAGCTTCGCCGGAAACACGAAGTCGCCAGCGGCGAACGTGCCCGCTGCGATGAGCGACGCCACGATCGACGCGCCGACGAGCACGTAGTTGATCTCCTCCCACGCGGTGCCGGTGTCCAGATAGAGGCGCTTGGTCGTGGTGTCGAGGAACTTCGTGCCCGCGGTGCCGAACGCGGGCCGATCGCCCGTCGCGCCCGACAGGAAGTGAATCGTCGCGTCGTCGTCGTGGCTATTGAACGCCTCGCGCAGCGTCTCGTCGTTCCCGAGGACTTCCGCCGCGTCGGCCGTCGTATCGTTCTGCGGCGCGGTGAACGCTGACAGCTGATAGCTGCCCGTCTCGCCTGCTGGCATTTAGAATCGTCTCCCATTGCTGAACGCTTCGACCTTCACACGTGACCACTCGCTCTCCGATTCCCCGTCGTCGACGAACGTGATGTCGACATACGGCCCGCGCGCGTGCATCGGCACACGGAACGTCTTCGTCTTATTCGAGATGCCCGCCCACACCGTCGCGCCCCACGTGAACGCGCCCCACAGCGCGCCAGCGCCATCGGCGGCAGCAGCGAAGGTGAACTGCCCGCTCCCGTAGTCCGCCGTCCACCGCACGCCCGCGCGCGTCGAGCCGCGCAGGTTCGCCGTGATGTAGAGCCACTTCATTTGCTTCTCCTCGGCCTCGTCTCCGAAGAAGAAGCGACGGCAGCGCGCGACCATCGTGTAGCTCGATCCGCCAGTGCCATCGGCGAGGACGTCGGCCTTGAACACGCGCGGCATGTCGGCGCGTCGCACGAATCCATCGGCGCCACCGAACAGCAGGATCGCGCGGCCCTGCGCGTCGACCGACTCCCACATCGAATGCGTTACCGCGCTCGTGTACGCCGCCGTCCACGGCCCGCTCCACGCGTCGAGCAGGTAGTTGTAGGCGTACACCCCGACGTCAGGCAGATAGAACAGCACCTCGGCGTAGCGCGCGTGATGCGCCGCCTGGACGCGCTCCCATGAGGATTGATCGAGCGTCGCGAGCGTCTCGAGTAACACGTCAGAGCGCACGGCATAGCACCCGGCCTCAGTCGCGCGGTACACACCACGCCCGGTGAGGAAGAACGCGGCGTCGATGCCTTCGTCCGATTTCTCGACGAGCACCACGCTCTGAGGCGCTTCGGTGCCCTTCGAGCCAGACACGCCCTGCGCGCCCGCGTCGATCGCGATGTCGTCCTGCGTATAGCCGGTGAACTTCGAGATGCCGCCGACGTGGAACATGAGGCTCGCCGTGCCGACCGTGATCCCCGTCGTCAGCCGCTGCCCGCCGAAGGTCCGCACGACGGCACTGCCGCCACCGCCCGCGACGTACCCTAACGAGTCCCCGTCATTGAGGGTCGAGTAGTAGACGAGCGCCGTCGAGCCGCTCACACCGTGCAGCCGCTGGTTATAGGTCCACACCCGCGAGACCGCCTGGGCGTTCGCGATGTCGGTCGTCAGCGTCGAGCCGTCCCACTTATTGAGCACGCCGCCATCGGCGATGTAGACGCACTCACCGGTCGCGTCGCGGAAAGCCGCGAACGAGGGCACCGCCGAGCTACTGAGCGTGCCCGTCTCCTCCGTCCACGTGATCGGGAGTGACCCGTACGTCGCCGTGTAGAGCTTCCCACCGGCGACCGCGAGGAGCTGCACCGCACCGCTGTCGCGTTTCCACGTGAAGCCACCACGCACCGGGTCGCCGCCGCCGATCTCGTCCTCGTGGATGCGTTGCGAGCCGAGGATGCGCGACACCGCGCCCGCTTTCGTCAGACGTGCGTTGTCGGCGCGCCGCATCTCCTGCTTACGGAGCTGCGACTCGTCGGCCGTCGTGTTCAGCCCCTGGGCGAACCCGGCCTGCATGTCCTCGCGGCCTGGGCGTGCCACTACTGGCCACCCCACTCGCCAGCGGTGTCGGTGTACTTGATCCGGCGCGGCCCACCGAACGTGCGCGTCAGCGCCTGCGTCATCCGCGTGCGGAACTTCGCGGCCACGGCATTGAGCGCCGCCGCAGGATCGGTCTCGGTCCCGCCCTTCATCATGGCGATCGCGGCCGACGCGTAGATCAGCACGTTCTCATGGCCTTCCGGCCACTCAACCTCGACGCCCCCCGCCGACAGCAGGTTCGCGGGCGTCGGCGTGTGGTTCACGGTCACCACGACATCGAGCGCCTCGACGGGCGTGAATTGGAGATAGTCCCCCTCCCGTCGCACGACGCGGGCCGTGCTCCCCGCGCGCGCGCGGCTCGGCGCGTCGTCGTAGTCCTCGACGCGGAACTTCCGTCGTTCAGCGTCCTCGGCATCGCGCACGCGATAGAACACCCTGCGCAAGTCGCCAATGTTCGGGCTCGTGAGATCGGACACGAGCACCCGGCCGCTCGCGTCGCGCGTCACCGTCAGCGTCTGGAGGCGGATCGCCGGGCAACTCTCGAGCAGCTCGCCCCACTCCAAGACGTGGACCGCGCCGAGCGTGCGCGCGAGGCTCGCATCCGTCCAGCGCGGATGCTCCTCGGCGTCCATCTCGGTGCGGATCGCCTCGATGTAGTCGTCGCGGATCATTCGTCGACCGCCCGTCGAGCGTCGGCGTCCTTCTCGCGCAGATACGCCTCGTCGAGCTTCGCGGTGTCCGACGCCCGCGTGAGGGTCGTCTTGCTGTTCTGGTAGACGGTCATGCGCGCGCGGTTGCCAACGAGCACTTCCACCCGGTTCATGGTCTCCTCAAACACCGGCCTGAAGTTCTCGTCCGACTGCTTCGCGTTATGCGCGGCAATGTCCTTCGACAGATTCCGGATCGAGTCGTTCGTTGACTGCGCCATGTACCGCGGCACCGCCTGGCGCACCCAGTCGAGCCCGACGCCCTTCGGCACGAAACACACAATGTCGTAAGGCTTGAGATGGCGCATCCGACCATCGATCATCGTCGGCTTCCACTCTGCTCGGCGCGGATCGTTCTCGGTCCACTCGCACGCGAGCGCGAATTGATCGAGGTAGTCCATCCACACCAGCGACAGGCGGGCATCCTGCGACCGAAGCCACATACGGATGTCGTATGGGACTTCGGGCGCGAGGGTGTTCACGGTGAGCGACATTGCCGCTAGGTGATCGGCAACAGCATGGCACTCACCGCGAGATTCGTCGGCTGCGTGTCGATCGCGGCCGAGTTGTTCACGATGTCCACGTACAGCACGTCCCCGATCTCGAACGTGATGTCGTCGTCGTCGAGCCCGGTCTTGATGACGAACGCCGCGGACTCCTTCGTCGTCAGCCCTTCCAGGCTGAGCGCGTCGGTCAGGTCCACGAATGCATTCGCCGACGCGTCGTACTTCCGAAGCGTGGCGAGGATCGTCCCATCGGCGTCGGCTGGCACCGTCTCCACCGAACAGCGCGGGACCGTGATCGCATCCAACCGGCACACGTGCGTCGGCGTGGCCACCACGTAGCGATTGGTGGCGTTCGCCGTGAGGTTCCCGGTGATGTGTCGCTCCTTCTCGACGAAGCGAATGTCACCGAGGTAGGGCGCGAGCCCCATGAATCGAAAGTCGAAGGTACGCATCTATCTCCTGAGAAGCGCCACGAGGGCGGAGCGCCTAACGGCGTCCACCCCCGCGTCGCGTTCGACTACATGACGTGCGAGAACCGCTCGGTGTCCTCGTACCCAGTGATCATGCCGTGCGAGTTGCGCTGGCGAGCGCCAACGTTCAGGTACGCGCCCCAGTTCGTCTGGTAGGCGTCCCGTCCGTCGATCCAACGCCACGGCCCTGCACCTTCGAAGGAGATGAAGCCGAAGTCCTTCGCGTCCACCCACAACAGCGTGGGCAGATGGAGCAGGTACACCGTCCCGGCCGGGCAGTAGTGATCCGAGATCAGCGGAATGTTCTGGATGTTCACGGCCTTGAAGCCGCCGGGAATGTCCATCATCTGCTGCGGCGTGATCGTCCGCGAACCGAGGAACGTCTCGGCGATCCGGATTTCGAGACCGGGCGTGGTGAGCAACAGGAAGTCGCCCGGCTTCTCCTTCGCGTCGAAGCCCGACCGCGCCGCCACCTTCTTGATGAGGCGGATGATGTCGGATTCCGTCACACGAGCCGCGCTCGGCGTGTCGGTGCCCGCCGTCATCGTGGTCGCGTTCCACCGCGGATCGGTGGCCGCATCGATCCCGAGGAAGCTGTTGTACGCCGCGCCTCGGTTGAGGATTTCGAGCAAGCCGTGCGGGTTCTGCTCGAACGCGGTGTCGCTCGCCGAGCAGCTGACGAGATAGTCGCCGACTTCCATGCCGGTGATACCAGCACCCGCGAGCGTGAGCGTCGCGAAGTCACCGCTGTTGACGACTGCCGTGATCCGCGCACGTCCGAGCACCGCGTTGGCGGTGTCGACGTCGATCGCCGCGACTTCGAGCCCTTCGTCGACGAGCAAGCCACCCTCACCCGCGCCAGACAGGCCGAACGGGCTCGAGATGATGATCGACGTCGCGCTCGTCGCCGTGGTGATGACACCCTTGATGCCCTGCCCGTTGCCGTGCAGGACTTCCTGCATCCCGAGCTTGGCAGCGTCCTTCATTTCCTGTAGCGCCTTCTTCACGATCGAGATGTAGGCGCCCTTCGGGTCTTTCGTCCCGACGATCGTGAGGCCGTCCAGCTCGCGCGTCACGTACAACCGGCGAATGCCGAGCTCGAACTGACGCTCCTTCCGGATGTGGTTGGACGGGAAATAGCCGGACTGCGAGGCCGTCATGCCTAACGGCCGGGTGAGTACAGCGTCGCCGCGAACGCCTTCGCCGGTCCAGCGCAGGCGTCCCGGCCCGCCACGCTTCCCCTTCTTGAGCGACGCCAACAGCGCGCACACCTGGGGGAACGTGTCGGTACGGAAATCCGAGTAGGCTCGCTTGAGCAAGCCCGAAATCTCGGTATCGGTGATTTCAGTGGGATCGGCAGCCATTGGCTGTTGATGTCCTCGTTATGCGAACAGTTTGGCGATGATCCGATCGTTCGCCTCGTCGGCATTCTTCGGCGGCTTCGCGTCGCGCGCACCAGCCGCGCTCGCGGGCTTGCCCGCCGTGCCTGCCTTCGCTTTCAGGGGGCGAACGAATCGGCGCTTGGCGAGTGTGACGGCCTCCTTCGCCTTCGTGATCTTGGTGGCAGCGTCGGTCGCCGCGGCCTTCTTCACGGTGGTGAGGGCGCCTACACGCGACGCCTCGCGAGTCTCCATCCACGGCCCGAGATCGTTCTGTACGAGCTGCAGGGCGCGGTCGAACGACTCGACCGGGATGCGCTGCGAACGATCCAGCAGTGGCGTGAAGATGCGAGTGAGCCGCGCTTCTACTTCCTCGTCCGAGACGTTCGGGCACTGGGCGCGGAGAGCTTCGATGGCCGGGTAGAGCTTCGTTGTAGCGAACTGCTCGCCAGACGCTGCCCTAGCCTGCTCTTGTCGCTCCCACTCCAGTCGCTGCGTTCGTTGCTCGGAACGTTTCAACCGCTCCTCGGGCGTGTTCTGCGCGAGGTGCTTCTCCCGAAGCGCGTCGTACTGCTCCGGGTTTTCCAGAATCTCCGCGATCTTCGCGAGCACGTCGCGCTCGAACTGCTGCGCGTTGCCCTTCGTCGTCTCCAGCTCGCGGACGAGATCACCCGCGCGATCGGCTGCAACCTGCAACTCCTCGTTATGCAGACCGCTCGCCGCGAGACGCACCACCTTGTCGAAGGTGAGCACCCGCTCCTTCCCCTGCGCCGTGAACTTGACCGTGAGGTCCGCCACGTCGGCCGGTTCGATCTCTCCCTCTGCATCGGTGACGGTGAACTGCGCGGCGAGTGCACGCGGCTCTTTCGCCGGTGCAGGGTCCGCTGCGGCAGCAGGCGGCGCAGCCGGGTCGGCTTCTTCCTCGCCGTCCTCGTCCGTCTCCTTCCCATCGGTCGCGGTGCTCTCGTCGCCCGTAGGCGTCTCCAACTCCTCATCTGACTCTGCACCCTCGTCGCCTGACGCGGCGGGTGCACCGTGCTCCTCCCCGTCATCGAACCCGTCGTCGCTCGTCTCCCCACCGATGCCTAACCGTTCGGCGAGTGCGTCGTCGTCGAGATCAACAATGGACTGGGTCGGAGCTTCGGCTTCTAGCATTGTATCGTCCTCCCGCTACTGCGGGCTCATGGCGTCAAAGGAGGCACCGGCGCGCTGCTGGTCGGCCGCACCGCCACTCATCTGAGAGGCAGAGGACGCAGCAATCGACGGCCGGGTGCCGAGGAACGGTTGGGACTGCGGGGACATGCCGCTGCTCTTGCCGCCGCCGTTAGGCGACGGTGCGGGCACAGGCGCCTGCATCCCCATCTTCATGGCCTGCTGATTCGCCAGCTCCATCCACCGCTGGTTGGCGAGGTTCCGCGCGTTCGGGTCCGCGTTGTCGTCGAGGATCAAATCGCGCTCGAGCACGTCCTGGTGGATCGCTTCGTTGTCCTGCCACAGCATCGGCGGGACCATGATCGGCTCGCCGCGCGCCGCACGCTTGAGCGCTTCGACGACGCGCTTGGCTCGCGCTGAGTGATCCGAGTCCGGCGTGTCGATCGACTGCACGAACGCGAACGGCATCCGGCGTCGGTACTCCTGCAACCCGATCGCGCCCTTCTCGAACAGCGAGTCGAGCAAGAACAACCGCAACGCACGCGGCATCGGCATGAGCGTCTCGGGATCGATGAACACGTCGCACACGCCATCGAAGTCGTCCGACGACAGCTCGCGGGCGAGGTCCGGTCGACCACGGCCCGTCAGGGCGATCGTGCGCGGGAGATCGTAGCCCCACGCCATCCAGTGCAGCGTGATCTTCGCCCACTCGGTCATCGCCTTCGCTGCGGCGTTCACACCCGGGGCGAAGATTTTCTCCAACGCCTCACGCGTCGCGAGGATCGAGCGGCCCGACGCGCTCGCGCTGAAGCTGCCGCGACTCGTGTCGTTCCACCCGCTCTTATCCTCGAACGACTTGATGAGTAGCGCGATGAGGTTGATCGTGTCCTGGCCGATCGTGATCCCCGGCAGCTGCTGCACGTCCTCGGCGATCGGGCGCCCAGTGCCCGTCACCTCGATGATCTGCATGAGCCCCGCGACCAGCGTATCGACCGAGACGGCACCCGCACGCGTCAGCAGTTGCCCACCGGCGTTGCGTCGCACGCTCTCGATCCACTTGGAGATCGCCGCGTTCGTCGCCATCTGCGGGGAAATCCACTGCTCCATCTTCGGCTTCGGGTAGAAGCTCGGATCGGCAGAGCCATCGGTCATGCGCCACATCGGGCAGCGACCCATGACGAGGCGAGCAGGCTCGAACACCACCGCGTTCCCGACCACGACGAGCTGACACCCCTCGGGCATGTACTCCGATCGCTCGACGATGACCATAAACCGTTCGGTCGTCTCGGTATCGGCCCACATATCCGTCATGTCGGTGGCGCCGTAGCGATCGCGGATGTCGTTGCTGCGTTCCTGCATTCCCGAGTCGCTCTCGGCCCCGCCACCTAACGCCTCGACGACCTGTTCGCCGTGCTCCGCCACCGCCTGGCCGAGCGGCACCTCCTCGCGCGTCACCCACCAGTAGGGCTTCTCGGTCGACGTGGCGTTCGGGCTCACGCGAACCTGCTCGATGCGGAACACCCGCGTGCGCGGATCACCGAGCTGGAACTGATGCTGCTTCCCGCCCACGGTCATGGTCTCATGCCACGGCCCGCACTCGGTGTCCCAGTTGGTGTAGCCGAACGCGACGCCATCGGTGCCGACCCAGTAGCCCATCTCGCGGAGCACGTCCTCCATGCCCTGCTCGTTGTACTGGTATTCGAGCGCCATCTGCTGCCCTTCCGCCTTCTTCATGGCGTCAGGGTCTTGGCGCGTCGGCGTCGCTCGGAAGCCGGGCCGCTGCTCGACGAGAATCTCCAACCGCTGATCGAGCGCGGGCGTGATCATGTTGTGGACGTAGCGCACCGCGTCCTTCGGCCCCGGAGGCGGGCGCCACGGCCCGAAGCCGTTCGCGCTGATCCAGTGAATCTCGTCGCGCATGAGACGATTGCGCTCGACGGCGTGCAGGCGCGCAGCGACGCTCTCGCGTCGCGAGTCCCACAGCCATTGCGCCCACCGCACCCAGTCGTCAGGCGTCGGCTCGTCCTTCAGGAGCGGGAACGCCGGGCCGTACATGGCTTCCATGCCACGGCGCTTCGTCTCGTCGTCGTCGTCCTCGATCTCGAAGTCGACGTCGAGCGGCTCCTCCTCGGAAGCCACCATCCCACCTTCTTCGGGTGCTGCGTACGGTACGAGACTGGTCGCCATGTTAGGCAGCGCCCTCACTCATGAGTGCAATTCGGAACTGGAGTCGCACGCGTGCCCACCGTTCCTCGGTCGTCCCGGTCTCCTGCCGGAAGGCGTCGCGCATCGCGCGGAGCGCCTGCTCCTGCGCCCATTCCTCGGATTCGCGTTTGGCGAGCCGGATCAAGTCCTCGGGGACAACGATCTCCTCGAGAGGTGTCACCGCCTTCGTGGCGTGCGCCGTCCGTGCTTCGAGCACCGCGATCAACCGCTCAAGGAGCGGACGCGCGCTACTCCAGAGCGCGAGCACGACGACGCACACCGCGAGGGTTCCCATCGCCTAACGGCCCACGAGGTGGCCGATGATCTGCACCGACACCTTCACACCTGTGTCGTATGCCGGAACCTCGAACTCCACGTCATCCGCAACGCCGTGCAGGATGCCGCGCCCAGTGAACGGGACGAAAATCGGGAAGTGCGCGGCAGCAGGGAGCTGCACATCGAACACCCGCGATCCAGCCACGCGGTACTCCGCCGTGACGCCAGCGGCAGGCGCACCGTTCGCGGAGATGAGCACGCCGAGGATGTGCGCTCGCTGTGCCGTCGACACCGCGATCGTCGCGGTGCACGTCGCGGCCGTCGCGGTTGCTTCTGCGAGCACGGAGCCCGCCTCGTACGCCATTTCAAATTGGTCGGGCATTGCTCACTCGAAGTAGTTGTTGGACTGCGCGATCACGACCGCAGGCGGCGGCGGACCCGGCGCCTCGTCGGTATCGGGCGGGAAGTAGCTCGGGAAGAACTCGTCGCCGAAGAAGTCGTCGCTGAACATCAGGTGAGATCCCGCGTGACCGCCGTGCGGTTCTTCGACCCGTCGACCGTCGCCGCGATGCGGTCCTTGCTGTCAGCCAGGTCGCGGTACGTCTTGCCGCTGTTCGTGCTCTTGCCACCGAGCGCCGCGTTATGCAGCCGAAGCGACTGGACCACCGTGGTCGTCCCTTCGACGACGAGCGCGCCGACTGCTGCCGCGATCTCGGTACCCGCGTCGGCCGCGATCCCTGACGCCGTGATGGCATCGGCCGCCACTGCGCCCACGCTGGCGTCGATCTTCCCACCCACGAGCGCCGCAGGAAGCCGCGCCTGGATGTCGTTCGTGTCCGAGGCGATCGCCGTCGCCAGCACACCGATCGCGTCGACGTCGGTGGCGATGCCGCTCACGTCCGCGCCCTCGGCGATCGGATCGTAGTCGACGAGCGCGACGCTCAGCGGCTCCATGATCGCGCCCGTCGCCACACCGAACAGCTTCACGCGGTCGACGCCGGTCGCCAGCGCCGCGTCAGGCGCATCGACGCGGTAGAACCCGAGCCCGATCTCCTTCACACCGCCATCGGTGTGGGCCGTGCCGATTGCCGCGAGGTCCGACTCCGTGAGCGCCACCGCCGCCGCGCCGTGCCGGTAGTAGCGGATGTCCATGTCAGCCGCCACCAGTCCAGTCGCGCCCTCGCCCGTCGTCGTGTCACGGAAGAACACTTCGAAGGACTGGTCTAGTGCGTCTTTTTGTCTGAGGTCGTCCTTCGAAGCCCCGAGAAGGAGAAGGAGAGGAACACCACCGCCACCGCCACCGGCGAGGGTCGGATTGTCACCGTCGAGCGCCGCACTGCCTAACAACGTGCCGTCGTGCCCGTTGCCCGAGGCGTCGTCTGCGTCGGCGCCGAACGCCACGTCGATCTCAGCGGACGCGATCGCCGCGAGTGCATCGAGCTCGGCGTCGATCTCCGTCTGATCGAGGATCACGCCGACGAACAAGCGGACGTAGGCGAGCTTGCCAGCGAACAGGTACGAGCCTGCGCCCACGCCACCGGCCCACAGCTCGTCGATGGCAGAGTTGAGGGTGCCTGACGCGGCGAGCGTCTGCGTGACCGTGAGCGCGCTGATCGCGCCACCCTCCGGCTTGTGGTACAACGCCGGGTCGTTCGTGTCGCTCGTCGCGTCCATCGTAACGGCGATGCCCTGCCACGCGTCGGCGACCATGATGTCATCGTCGCCCATCCATCGCGCGAGGTCGCCCGCGAAGAAGGTCTCGTAGCACGGCGCGCCCGTCGTGCCGGTGGACCGGATCGACAGCCCATGCAGCAAGCCACTGCCGCTGCCGTACCCGACAAGCACCGTGGCGCGCCCGCCATTGCCCATCGCACTCGTGGGCTTGACCCATGCGATGATGGTGCACAGCGTCGGCCAGTTCGAGAGACCGAGCGCGAGGTTGACGCGAGAGCTGGAGCCATTGAGGAGGACGCTCATGAATCGACTCCTGCTGTCGCCAGCTCCACGTTATCGATGTCCGCGCCCATGTCAGCGCCGCTGAACCCCAGGCCCTTCCCCGGACTGCTCGCGCCGAGCCGATAGTTGCCGTTGTCCGGATCGACGAACTCCGCCTGAGAGACCAGCGTGGCGAGGGTTGGCGTTAGGCTCCCTGCGTCAGGATTGACGTTGCCGGTGCCGGTGGGGATGTTGCCGAAGTAGTCCACCAGCACCCCGACGATGCAATTCCGGTCGAAGTCCCAGTCGGCGGCATACAGGTCCAGACCGTCGTCGCCGTAGAATCCACCGTTGTAGAAGACCGGCGCCGACGAGCTGGTGACGATCGCTACGTTGTCCGAGATGACGGTGGACAGCGACTCGGTGCCGGGCTCCACGTTCGCCAGCGCCATCCACGCCGGACCGGCGGAGCCGTCAGGAATCCCGAGCGCGTTCGGCACCAGGGTGTTGAACCCGAAGGTGAGGTAGTGGCAGGCCCCACCGAGTAGCAGCCCATGACCCCCGCTAGTGTAGGTGCCGGAAATCGTCGTCCCGTCGTCCTTAAAGACCCGACCGAAGCTGTGGAACAGGTTGTCGTACGCGGTGATGTGGTTGGTCTGGACGATCCCTTCCTCGAGCGGATCACCGAAGCCGTCGACGTTGAACGCGGTGCGGACGTTGCGGACGACGTTGTATCGGAAGGTGGCGTGTGACGTGCCCATCCCGGCGCCTGACGAGCCCGCGGAGCCGTTGCCCGCGCTCTTGATCACGACCGCCATCCCCTGCTGCGCCGAGACTGGGCAGGACTCGATGACGTTGCCCTCGGCCAGCACACGCTGTGCGTGCTTTAGCTCGAACACGCCCTTCAGACTGACGAACGTGGGGCCGACCGTATCGCCTTCGTCCGGCAACCACGCATCGGGGTGACGCAAGTGGTTGCGACGAATCTCGATGTCGGACGGGTGGACGTCGTTACCTAACGAGCTGCCGGTGCCACCGAAGAACAGCGGGACCGTGCCACCGTCGATGTAGTTGTTGACGAACTTGAGCGGCCCCGGCGTGCTCGTGACGAGAATACCGTGCGTCTCATCTTCGAGATTGAACTGCCCCGTCACGTGGCTATCGACCAGCGCGCAGCGGATGCCGTTCAGGATCACCCCGTTGCGGTTCCGGCCCTGCGGCGAATTGAAGGTGGCGTTGGTGCCGGTGTCTCCGGTCGGGCCCAGTACGACGATCCGGTCGAGGATGATGTCGACCGGGCAGTGCTCCGGGAGGGTCTGGCTCTCCTCGTTCGTCTGACCGGGGATGCGGGCGTTGATGTTCACCGTCATGAACGTCACGCCCGTCGCGGTCGGCTCGGGGACGCACTTCACGCCCATGATCCGATAGTTGTCGGCCCCTTGGGCGCAACTGATCGCGGGGATGTCGTTGCCCGGCCCGGCACGCAGCTCGGGGTGCGTCGCCAGATCGGCCTCAGTGACGCGCGTTCCCTCGGCAACGGGTGCGGTAACAGCCTCGATATAGGTCTTGCGGCCGGGGAAGTCGTGCGGGAGAAGCATCATGCTCTCCCCGCCGTAGACGAGACCGTGCGTTAGGCGAATACGCGTGTGTCCGTCGAGCGCGACCGCGGCTTCGATCTCGGTGTTGATCTTCGCCATGTTCAACGCCGCCGTCCCCTGGTCGGTGACGGTGACGTCGGTCAGGAAGGTCAGCGACTCACGCGCAGAGTCGACATACTCGAGGGGCATGTCGGCGAGGGTGCCCTGCACCTTCCCCGGATGCGGCGCGGCGTTGTACTGCACCGTGCTCGGCGAGTCGAGCGCAGAGAACTCACCGCCACCTCCGCCACCTGGCGTTGCTCGGCTCGCCTGCCCGTTCTGGTGCGACGCCGCCGCCACGCGGAACGCGATCGCCATCAGCATGAAGCTCATGACGATGTGCCGCGTCCACAGCGCGGCGTTGCGTTGCCGAACGTGCGCCCCGATGTCGGGCCACCCACCAAACAGCCGTAGCTTCTTCTTCACCAGCCACCCCCGAGGAATTGCGCCGGTCCCTGCGCGTGGTCGTCGTACTCCTCCGAGTCGATCGTCTCGTGAGGCATCCGTGCGAGATCACGCGTTGATGTGTGCGGATCCTCCTTCTTCGGCTTGAGCCGATCGGTGCGACGACGACGTACCCAGTTCCAGTTGATCGCGGCGTCGAGTCGGTCGGGGCTCTTGCCACCGAGTCGCTTCTTGAGCTCCGCCTTCTCCTCGACGCGCACGAGACCGGCGACCGGCTTCCATTGCACGGTGATGCACTCGGTCGTGAACCTCTCGTCGGGCACCAGCGCGATCTCTCCCGTTCGGAGATCCTCGCGAAACTGCCAGTGCATCTGCGCGCGAAGGTTGAAGAATTGATTCGCGTCAGGCGCCCAGTCGTACATCTCGCCGTCCGGTGCCCGCTGCGTGTGCTTGAATGGGGGAACCCCACCGTTCAGACGCTGCACAACAGCCTTGCTCGCCATCGTCAGGCGATCCAATTCGTTGACCGTTGCAGCGCCTGGGCCGATGGGGTCCACTCCTACATGCTCAGGACGGCACTTCACCCGCTGCATTCGCAGGTGTACCTCTGTACCGAGGTCCGTCGCGTTCGGGCACTGCTTCGCCTCCAGCTCGAGGAGGCACGCACCCACGCCCTCCGCCTGGACGCCGAGGTCGCCGTTCTCCGACTGCGCTACGTCGACCCCGATTCCGGGGAAGCCCTGCATAACGCGACGGTCCTCGTCGGTCGCGTTCGGCGCCATAGCGCGCTTCCACCGTTCCTGTGCAGCTCGCACCCATTCGAGCTTGATGAGCGCGTACACGGACTCCGTGGGGCAGATGCCACGCACGCGGGAGTCGTACATCGGCGCGTTCTCACCATACTTCGCCTTGCGTCGCGCCTCTGCCTTGCGACCTGCCGCACCGGGCACGACCACACGATCGAGCACGAAGTTGGGATGGTCCAGCACCGAGATACGAATAGCCACCACACCCGGCGACGTCGCAGCCACGTGAAGCGCGTCCATCGAGTGATCGGGATTTCCCACCGATCCAATGAGGTTGTTGCCCTCACCTAGCGTGTTCTGGAACGCCGTGAGGATCGGGATCGGAATGCCGGGCGTTTCCTCCGTGAGAATCATCATGTTCTCAGCGTGGAAGCCCTGCGCACGCGTCGCCGACTCCTTGTTCGCCTCGACACCGCACGCCCACCCGATGATCGCCCAAGCGTCGCGGTCCTCGGCCTGCGGGTTGGCGAACACGCGCAGGTGCGCGTAACCGCACGTCGGATAGTGGGCATGGAAGCGCGGCCACTGACGGCCGATCTCCTTCCATAGCATCGTGACGAGCTGCTTCTCGATCGGCGCACTCGTGACGACCAGCCCGTTCTCGTGGCAGACGAAGAACCACAGGGCGCAGATCGCCATGAAGAACGTCTTGCCAGTGCCGGTGCCCGACTCAGCGGCGAAGTCCTTCCCTGCCTCGATCGCTTCAGCGATAGCGACCAGCGGGTCAGGCGTGCCGTCCCACTTCTCGCGGTACTGATAGCCGGGGTTCAGCGACCAGCGCAGCGTGTGCTCGGGCACGCCCATGATGTCGACCGCCCACGCGATGATGCCCTTCGCTTTGTATTCGAGATCGGGCATGGGGCGAGCTGCGAACCGCGCAATAGCTGCGTCGACACCGTTCTCGTCGAACTCAATGGGAGCGTCAGAACCGAAAGAGCGAGCCTGCCCCCACACGTCGTAGAGGACAGACTCGCCCGCGCCCATCGTGGAGGTAGCCAACTAGCTCGTGCTCGCCTCGTTAGGGGCCACCGCTGGAGCCGGTTCGAGCACGTCGCCCTCGACGATGAGACGCGCGGCCGTCTCGTGCCAACCTGAATCGACGAGTGCTGCGATCGTCGACGGCGTGGCCTGCGTCGGCGCCGGTTCGAGCGCGATGGCAGCGTTGGCCGTCATCACTGCCTCGCGAATCTTCCGCACCGCCGTCGTGGTGTCGGGTCCAGGCGGGCAGCTCTCGACGACGATCTTCGCGAAGGCTTTGCCGAAGCGGCGAATCTCCTCGTAGCGCGGCAACTGGTCCGGTCGCGGCGTGTGGTACTTGAACAGGTGATCGAGATCGAGCGGCGGGAACATCACGACTCCTTGCGATTGGTGGACTGCTTCTTCCTGCGAGCGGATCTATGGCGCATGGCGGCGATGGCTGCGTTCCAGCCGTCTCGGAACCCCTGCGCGAAGCCGTCCGTGAATCGCCCGGCCTTATGTTGGAGGTGACGCTTCCTGCCTAACCGCTCGGTGTTCCCACGCTGGCTCATTGCGGCACCGTCGCCCGAGCACGCTGCACGATCTCGCGGTACATCGTGTCGCGGCCACGCTCGAAGCCCTTCGTGTAGCCGTTCGTGTACGCCGCCTGCTCTTTGTTGGCGACGTTCACCGGGCCATGCCGCAGCACCCACAGGGCACCGCGGAGTCGATCGAGGATCACGCGTAGGCGCTTCATTCGCTAACCTCGCCGACGAAGACCATCGCTTCACGACCTGAGCGCGGTGACACACCACGCCGATAGCGGAGCTGCACGCGACGGTGATCGGTGCTCCGTATCTCGATCGCGTCAGGCACGTTGCCCATTGCCATCGAGGACGTCCGCGTTCGCTTGATCCACGTGCACAGCAGGATCTGCGACTCGTGATCGCCGACCGTGAACGACTGGCCGTCCATGTGCCCGCCCCAACATTCGATCTGACGCTGTGCCGGTCTGTTCATAGAAGGAGCCCGCAATCGCGAGCGAATTTGCTGCGCGCCTTCCGCAGCACTGGGAGTCGGACTTCATCGATCATCTTGCGCGACCATTCGGGCGTCTCAGGCGACGCCGCTTCAGACTCGAGCGCGATGATTCGATCGGACACGTCAGCGAGTAGCACGAGATCGGCCTCCGTCACCGTGCTGCCCTGCGGTAGTTCAGCGCGAACACGAGGACGTACAGCAGCGACGCGGGAATGAAGCCCCACTGACGCGTCACCACGGCGTAGGTGATCCACAGCGCCTGGTTGCCGATCGCCACGAGCCAGCCCCACACGACGCCTCTGCTCGTGAGGAGTAGCGCCGAGATCCCGATGCCTGAGATGATCCACGACCACATCGGGTTCATCGCCACACCGAGTCGAGCTCGTCGAGGAGCTGCTCTACCTGCGGCGACGTGAGACCGGCTTCCTTCGCCCAGGCGCGCATACTCCGCACTTGCTCAATGAGACGCGCGCGCACGTCGTCCACCGACACCGCCGTGCTCATCCCGATCTTCTGCAGGACGTCGGCAGCACGAATGCGGTCGCTCGGCTTCACCCGATCCTTTAGCGCCTGGAGCCGCTCCTCGTGCGTCGGCTCGTAGCTGCACTTCGGGCATACCTCGCGGATCGGTAGCTCGACCACGCCCTGCATCATGTCGCCGAGCATGTTGACGCCACCCCGCGTCACGAACATCTCGCGCGCGAGCTGACGAATCCGAGACGGCGGCATTCCCGGCCCGCCCCTGTTCGTGCCACCGCGACGCAACGCGCCGCCGTGTGGCTGCGGCACCAGCTCCACCTCCGGGGTTTCCACCGGGGTTTCCTCTATGGGCTCGCTGCGCAACGCCTCGCTCATAAGGGTCAGTATAGCAACCCTATACCGCGTAGGCAAACGTGACCGACTGTTGTCCCGCTGCTACACCACGCTCCGCGTGACCTTACGCGCCATTGCGCGTAGTATAGTTGTCCTTTACTATAGTATAGGCACAACTCCAAGGGTCACATGCAATCGAGCTGGTTCACACAGGCGGCAGTCTTCACCGAAGCGATCCAGCGTATCAGCGCGCAGCGTGCAGCTGAGCGACTCCGCTTCGAGTGGAAGGTGCAGACGCACCTACTCGACGGTGGCGCAATCGTCGAGCGCGCGTCCACGAGTCCACGCCGCACGTTCTACTCGCGCGCCACGCCACTCGGCGACGCGATCGGTGTCGAGTCGATGGCCGCGATCATCGTCGAGCGCTACTACCGCGAAGACACGACGCTCGACTTCGAGCCAGCGCCATGACGCGCTCTCACTGGGACCGTCGCAAGGGCGGCGTCTACGCCTTCAACGGCTCCTCCGTCCGACTTCTTCGCACGATCTCCACTTCACAGGGCGAGACGTGGCGCGTGGAGTCCGTCGCCTGCGAGGGCACGCCGCCGCACCGAGTGGGCCGAAGCTTCACGATCGACCCGCACATGCTCGATCGGCTCAGTTGGGAGGAAGTCTCCCAACGAGGCGGTGCCATGAAGCCCTACGTGGAGCCTAACGGCTACAGAGATGAGGGCTGGTGCCCATTCCACGGACCGGAGTGCTGGAATGAGTGCGGCCAGGAGACGGCGATGCTGGCACGAGTAGCCCGTGATCCAGCGCAACTCGAAAAGGACCGCCTCCAGAACAACGAATACGCGGTCAAGTATCCCCACCTCTACACGCACCAGCCCGAGGTTGCCTCGTGAACCTCCGCGCTGCTGTCGCCACTGCGCTCATCGCTGCCCCGCTCATCTGGCTGAGCGAGCACGCGCGCACTGAGCACCCGCTCCCCATTCGCCTCATCCCCGTCGAGGACGCCGCCGCGTTCGCCCGATGCAAGGCCGCTGGCAACCACATCGAGCTAACGGACGACGGCCACGCCTACGACTCCACCTCCACGACGCGCCCGCTGTGGTGCGAGGAGAAGAACTGATGGCCGTCTACGACACCCTCAAGCCGACACGCCTAACGGATGGCGTGCTCGTTCACGACCGAGGCGCGAAGAAGGGCGCCGTCATCGAGGCGCGCGCGTTCTACGACGAGACTGGAGCGAAGAACCGGCAGCGCTGGCACAAGCACCGCGTGGACGGTCGCACCGCTCGCATCTTCCCCCGCTCGATCAAAGCTGGTGGCGTCGAACTGTTCGTGTGGATCGTGGTCGCGCGCGCCTCATTGAAGGCGGTGGCGCCATGATCTTCACGTTCCGAGTGCTCGACAGCGAGGGGCTGTACGGAGACGTCCGAGTCGTCGGCCCCGACGAGGCTGACGCGCGCGAGCTGGCCACCAGCTACCTGCGCGCCGAATGCACCCCGCCGCATGGCACGCTGGACTCCGACTTCACGCTCGTTCTCACGCGCACTGTGACGCGCGCGATCATCAAGTGGCAGGAGGCGGCGTCATGATCGACTTCACCCGCCCTTGGGGTTGCCCGCTCGTTAGGGTCGACGGTCGCCCCGACCACTGCTTCGGCTGCGATCACGACGACGCGTGCAAGCTGTTCATCGTCCGCGTCGAGGACCGCACGCGCGAGATGCCGACGTACTACTGCGCGTCGTGCGCCGCCGTCGCCGAGTTCATCCCCGGCACCGTCTCCTGCCGCCCCGCGCGCACCGAGATCGTGCTCGATCAAAAGCACTACGAGCGCCTGCTCCAGCTCTACGGCGCCGTGTTCGAGCGAAAGCTGTTCTCCGACTCGTTCTCCGTCCTCGATCTCATGATCGACGCGCTCGCCCGCACCCCTCAACTCCAACAGTGGAGCTAACGATGAGAACGCCCGACAACGACAACGAGATCGTGTGCCCGGTCGACGATCCCGATTGCCTCTCGCGCGACGACGAGTCACACGACGCCTGCGAGGCACCCGACGACGACGAACCACGCGTCGCGGTGCTCGGGAAGGACTTCACCTGGGAGATTTGCGGCGGCTGTCGTGGCGCAGGGATGCGCGTTCACCCCGCGCTGTCAGTCTGGACGAGCGACGATCGCGCCGAAGACCCCGATGGCTTCGAGGATATGCTCGAGGGTCGCTACGACGTGTCGTGCGACGAGTGCGGCGGCTCGGGCAAAGTGAAGGAGCTGGTCGACACCCACGAGTGCGACCCTGACGATCTGTGCGACGTCTGCACGGCCGCGCGCAACGCGGAGTGGGACCGCCAGGACCGAAAGACGATGGCGATGGAACAGGGTCACTGGCCCTGCTGATGTACTGCCGCTCGTGTGGTGCGTTCTACGATCTCCCCGCGGTTAGCCATGAGAGCTACCGCGGGGAGTCCCGTCTCTGCGAACGCTGCGATGGCGCCGAGGGAGAAGCGGCCATCGCTGCGGTGCCTGACGACGTGTTCGAGGACTTCGACGCCTACCTCGATCGCGAGGACGACATCAAGGCCCACGGCGACCCGTTCGAGCGCGACGCCGAGATCCTCATGCTCTTTGCCCCCGACCAATGACCACGCCGTTACTGCCGCGCCCGCCTCCGACGCCGCTAAGCCGCTACTAGCGGCGTCCGTGTCTTTGTCGCAGTATCTCTGCTATTTGCTCGTTCACTCACTAACGAACCGATGAAATCCCTCAAGAGAAGCAGTCTCGCGCTGCTCGGCATCACGCTGGCGCTCGCCGCGTGTAGCGATAGCAACCCGGCTCCAGGCGCCACGCCGAATGCGCGCCTCACGCTCAATTCACCTACGGCGGTGAAGTTCACGTTCCGGTTCCGCAACGGGAAGCCCGCCCAGTTCCGCGATCTGGTCGACGGGAAGATGGTCAACGGGAAGTGCAGTATCGACGTCTCGAGACCGAAACACGGACTCCTCCGTCCGGTGATCGTTGAATACGACGCGGTGCGCTGCCAGGCAGTCGTCGAGTACGGCGACTGGGACAATCCGAGCGAGCCAGCTGATACCGCGAAGGCGACCTCGGACGTCCCGGACGCTGGCGGTGCCCAAGCAGTTTACTTCAACAACTGCGCCGGGTTCCCGTCCGACAATTACGGCACCTCCATCCGGACGCGCGAGACGAACCAGCACGCCTACCTCTATGTGAAGGTGAATGGCGTGTTCGAGGAACTCGCGCACGCGCATCTCGTGATGAACTGGTACGTCGCTACGAACCCCAACCCGGATCCACTCGGGGATGAGACGTACTACTGCGCGGCGCGGAATCCCAACCTGCTGACTGGGATGGTGTACTCGCTTCCCGGCGGCATCTATTCGCAGATCACCCACACCGACACGACGGGCTCCATGTGGGTCAATGCTACGGCGAACGGGTACAGCGCCAACCCGATCTTGGTTGGAGGTTGGGTGGGCTACCGTTTCACGAACGCGAGTTGTACGGGGACGATCTACATCGGGAAGAAGGTCAGCACCGATTGGGTCGCCACCGCGGGCTTCACTCACGAAATAGCCCAGTACGTATGGGAGACCGGCGCCGTCGGGCCGAGTTACTACTATACGCCCAACTCGACGACCATCTGCGGCCTGGAGTTCCAAGTGGGGCAAGGACTGACCACCGGCGTTTGGGGCAATAACGCCTAACGGTTTCTGCGCAAAGCGTAAAAACGAAGCGCCCCGGCTCACTCAGCCGGGGCGTTTCTCATCGTGCGATAATCGAGTCAGGTGGCACTGGAGGCGGCTGGTCAGGCGGCAGCACGAAGTCCTTCGGGAACCACGAGGGTCCGGTTCCGTCGCTCGAGTTGCACCCGACGAGCGAGAACAGCACGATCGCCAGCAAGGCGAGGCAGACCTTAGCGCGCATGGTCGATCTCCTGTTGCCCAACGCGCGCGCGAGCTGCGAGCCGTGAGGCGGGAATAGGCCAGATGGGATCGTCGCCGCGCGACTGCCACCACTCGGCCATTGAGATGAGGGCGTGGGCCGTCTGCTCGGACACGGCGAGGACCGTCACCCACCACGCCTCCGAGAAGCGTTGCTGCCGGTAGCGATTGAGCATCTCCCCAACGTCGCGCGTCACGACGAACGTGTTGGGGACCACGCGGGCGTCGAACGTGTTGCCGATCCGCGCGTCGTCCTCGATCGACCACATCTCGGTGTTGGGCACGTCGGGATGCACCTTCACCGGAATGCCCGCGATCGACATGAAGGACTCGGTGAGCCCGAGCTCGTCGAGCAGCTGCGGCATCGCGATCATCGGTGCGGCACGTCGCGCTCGCAGCGTTCACACCACACGACCATCCGATGGTGCTCGCTCCGCAGTGAGCCCGGCTTCGGAAGATGCCCGGCCACCAGGCAATAGAACCGCGCGTAGAGACCGACCCACCATTCCATCATCGTCGTGTCCGTTCGAAGGAGCCACCGGGGCCGTAGTAGGCGAGGCCGCGCGCTATCAAGAAGCGTTCCGCGTCGTAACGGTCGCCATACCCGTGTATAGTACCACTATCCTTACATCGCTTCTGAAAGTCAACCTGCGCTTCCGACAGTCTACCGCCGACTTGACGCTTCGATTCCCACCAACCGGCGAGGTTGGAGCCGGGCGGGCCGAAGAACCAGATGTCAGGGAAGCCAGGGCGAATCTTCGCGCGTTTATTGGAGCTGGTCGGCCAGACGTCGCAGCGAACGACACGGAGTCGCTTCACGATCTCGTGCTGTTCCTTCTTCTCCAGCACATCCTCGCGCTTCTGCTCGGCCGCGATCTGCTCAGGCGTCATGCTCGCCGCCATCGCTTCGGGCGAGTGGAAGTCGTGAATGCCCTTCGCGCGCAGTCGCTCGCGCCGCTCCGCCTCGGCAATGATCTGCGCGGGCGTCATGTCGAGGATGTTCACGGGCTCGGCGTCTTGTGAGACTCGAAGTGCTTGAGGATGCAGTCCTTGTGCATCCACCGACCGCACTCGACACAGCGATACATGTACGACCAGACGCCACTCCCACCGCATCCGTCGAAGCCTTTCGGCGCGTTGATGTTCTGGCGCATCTCCGCGATGAGCGCTTCGACGTATGGATCCGGGTCGGTCGCTCCGCACGCCACACGCTCGCGCTGGCTCATTCTTCGGTCCTCAAGAGCTTGAGCCCCCGCCCTTCTGCGAGCCTGTCCTTGTACGTCTCGCGTGATCGGTCGACCACTTCCGTTGCGACGGTCGACGCGCGTTTCGTCGCGAGGTCCACGCGCTGTATCTGCACCAGATGCGGCGGGCGGCTGTAATCACACGTCGCGCTCGCGCGCTTCTCGCCCGGCCTCACCGTGTAGGGCGCACCGCACTCGGCGCAGACACCTAACGCCTCGGGGGAAACGTCCACCTTCGCCACGTCGACGCCAGCGCGCGCGAGGACCGTCGACACGAGCCCACCGATGTTCGCGTCGAGCGCTCGCTCGGCCGCAGTCGGCTCGCGCGTCGCGCCTCGCTTGGGCATGGGCTTCGGCTCCTGCCAGTGAGGGCTCGCGGCCTTCACGCGGGCGAGCTGCACGGCCCGCTCAGCTGCAATGATCGACTCGTCAGGCATGTGCTAGCTCCGTCTGCTGCGCGGCAAGGTGCTCGAACACCTTCCGCGCCGAAGGATGGACCTCACCCCGTTTGTACCTGGGCACCTTCCCGGCCCACCGCTCGACGGTGCCGCGCTTCTGGTACAGGAAGTCGATGTCGTTATGCCCCTCCTTCACGTACCGATCGTCTCGTGCGCCGTCGATCACGTAGAGCAGCTCCGAGAGGTCGTCCCGGTTCTCCTTCAGCCGGTCCATCAGCACGCCGAGGCGCTTCGGATCGAGCAGAGCGCGGCCGTGGTCGAATGCCTCGGCCCAGTACACGAACACCATCTCGGCGAAGTGCTCACGGCGACCGAGCACCGAGCGTCGCTCGGCCTCGTCGGTTTTCACCGTCTCCCACCACAGCGTCAGCCCGTTGCGGACGTCAGCGGCTTCTCGGCCTCGAACGACCGCCGTGCGAATCTTCCGTCGCTCGGGTTTCTGGTCGGTTTGCACAGCGACTGCGGTCGATTCGCTGGCCGCGCTGCCGGTAGCGGGGGGAGTGGCTGGGGGAGATAAAGAGGGGGTTTGTTGGGG